AAGGATAGATAAAGAATTAGAGATAACAGAAAAGGATATAATATTTAATAAGAAGAGCATAATACAAGATACGAAATATATTTATGAGTATGAATTATATAAATTACAGACAATAATTTACAAAAAGATAAAAATGAAGGGGAATGAATATAAATTACATTATCAAATAATGAATAAGATGGAATTAAAAGAAAATCCATTAATTTATAGTAAATATAGAAGTAAGAAAAATGAGAATTTTTTAATGATATTATTAAAGAAAGAATATAAAATAGATGAAAGATATAAGATGACAATAATAAATAAAATGGAAGATTACATAAATGAAAATGATAAATATGAAGAATTGATAAAAGATGAAGAGACAAAGGAATTTATAAGTAATTTATATTCAGATAAATTAAAAGAAAGAATAAAAAATATAGAGATAGAAAGAATAAAAGAAATAGAAAGACAAAAAGAAATAGAAAGAATAAAAGAAATAGAAAGAATAAAAGAGAAAGAGATAGAAAGATTAAAAGAAATAGAAAGATTAAAAGAAATAGAAAAACAAACTGATGTATTATTGGAAATGATAAAAGAAAAAAAAACAGAAAATGAAATACCAAATTTTATAAATAAATGTGGCAATAATTTTATGGATAAATGTGATAAAAATGGAAATACAGCATTAATATGGGCTTGTTTAAATAAAATGGAAAGAGTAGCATTAAAACTATTAGAAAGAGAAAATATAAATATAAATCATGTAAATAATAATGGAGATACAGCATTAATATTGGTTTGTGCTAACAAAATGGAAAGCGTTGCATTAAAACTATTAGAAAGAAAAAATATAAATATAAATCAAGTGAATGAAGATGGAGAAACAGCATTAATATGGGCTTGTTTAAATAAAATGGAAACGGTAGCATTAAAACTATTAGAAAGAGAAGAAATAAATATAAATCAAGTAAATAAATATGGATTTGCGGCGTTAAGATGGGCTTGTTATCGTGATATGGAAACAGTAGCGTTAAAACTGATAGAAAAGACAGATAAAGAAATAATAAAAAAAATAATGTATGTAAGTTATACAGAAAGAATAAAGAAGGCGATAGAAAAAAGAATAAGAGAATAAAAAATTTATTTTTTATAAAGAATAAAATATATAATAATACAATGATAATGATAATATGTGAAGATGTAGATGGATATAATGATGGAGAAGAAATAAAAATAAGAGTAAGAAGTAATACAGAAGAGGAGATAATAGAAGAGATAAAAAAGGAGATAGAGAGAAGAAGTGGAGAGATAATAACAGAAGGAATGAAGAGGATGATAAGGATAATAAGAGATATGAAAGAAGGAGAGAAAGAAAAGGTGATAGTGAGAATGAGAGAAGCGAAAATATACAAGATAGAGATAGAAGGAATAAGGATAAGATGTATAGATAAGGATATAGTGATGGAGATAAAAGAAATAGTGGAGAAGAAGAAAGGAAAAAGAGGGATAATAAAATATGGAGAAGAAATAATGGATGTAAATTACACAATGGATAGGTATTTAGAGAGCGAAAAAATAAAAAGAATAGAGTTTATAGAGATAGAAGAATATAGAGAGGAGGAGATAAAGAGGATAGAAATGGAGGAGATAAAGAGTATAATAAAGAAAGAGAAGAGAGAGAAGAATGAGAAAAAGGAGAAGATACCGAGAGCAGTAAAGAATGCGTTATGGAATAAGTGGTATAAGAATGCGTTAGGAGTGTGTTATTGTTGTAAGAATGAATTACATTATACGAATTTTGACTGTGGACATATAATAAGTGAGTATAATGGAGGAAGAGTGCATATAGAAAATTTGAGACCGATATGTAGGACATGTAATAGTAGTATGGGTAGGATGAATATGGATGAATTTATGAATAAATATGGATTATAAAAAATTGAAAAAAAAATAGAATAGATACAATGAGTATAAGAGTATAAGAGGATGCAGTTATTAAACAATGGATATTATAAGATAGATGAGGAATGTATAGAGAGTGTAATAGTAAAGAATTATAGAGTTCAGACAGAAATAAGAGAAATAGAAAGAGTAAATAAGGGGAATGTGTTAATATATTATAAGAAAGATGAGAAGATAAAAATAGATTTAGAGGAAATAGAGGATGGAGTAGAAATAATGATAGTGAATAAGGAATTAATGAGAGAAATATTTTATAAGATACCGAAAAATATAAAAAAGATAGTAGTAGATAGAAAGATATATGAGAATAAGATGGATAGATTGCTTGTATTTATGACAGAACAGGAGATAATAAAAGAGATAAAAGAGAGGTTAGATATAGTAGGTAAGAGAGAAGAGACGAAGAAAATAATAAAAGAAATAATATGTAATAAAAATATAGATGAAGAGATAAAGATAAATGTGATAAAAGAGATAAAAAAATATAATTATATAATAAAGGATAATAAATATATGGTAGAAATATTAGGAGAAATGATAATAAATAAGGAAAATAAGATAATGAAAGAAATAATAAAAGTAGTAAAAAAACACAATATAATAATAAATGATATAGAAGTAGTGAATAGATTAATAGAGATGAAGATGGAAATAATAGAAGAACAGATAAATGAAAATAAAGTGCCGAAAGAAGTGATAAATGGTAATTTAAGAAACGGAGATACAATATTACATACAGCGTGTTATCAGAAGAATACGAAATTGAGTAAGATAATAATAGATAAGATGAGAAGAGAGACAATAAATAAGAGGAATAATTTAGGGATAATGGCGATAGATTATGCGATAACAAGAAATATGGAAGAGGTAATTTTTGAGCTTATATTAAGATTAGAAGATGTTAATATATACAATAGAAGGAAAGAGATACAGAGAATAGTAAAGATAACAGAAAGGAAGTATATAAATATAATGGATGAAAGAACGGGGGAGAGTATAATAGAGAAGATAAGTAGAATAAGAGGATGTGAGGATATATGTAAAGAAATAATAAAAAAGTGCAAAATGGGATTAAACAAGAAAATAAATAATGATGAAACAGTGAGAGAATATTTAGAGGAGAGAGGATTAAATGAGACGATAGAGGAATTAAAGAAAATAAGAACGATAAATTGTGGAATATGTTTTGAAGATGTAAATGATGAAGAAATAACATATTTGCCGTGTGATATAAGACATGTAGTATGTGATGAATGTTATAAAAGAATAAGAGAAAATAAATGTCCATATTGTAGACAGAAATTCACAGAACAAAAATTACCGATAGTATATCATCTTTCAGATGATAGTTCGGATGAAGAAGAAACATTAGAAGAAGTAAGAAGATTAACACAACAAGTTAGACAAATAATAAACAATATAGTATTATCAGATGATGAAGATGATGAAGATGCAGATGATTCAGAAGATGATTCAGAAGATGAAGAAGAAAGACAAGAAAGTCGAATAACTCATAGAGAACAAATTATATCTTCAGAAGATGAAGAAGATGAAAAATAGAGTTATTAGAATTAGAATGAATAAAAATAAAAAAGAAAAAAGGCTTAATGATTAAATTTAATAAGTTAAAAAAAATTGATTTTTATAAAGAATAGAAAAGAAATAAAGTATATGATTTTTAGAAATAATCAATATATAAAATTAAGAGTGCCAATAATAGAGATATCAAAAATAAGAGTGATAATAGATGAGGAAAATGGATTATTAAATGGAGAAGAAGGGAATATAGCTATAGCATATAATATAGATTATGAAAATATAATAAAAACAGTAAAAATATTGATAACAAATGAGGGAACATTAAAAATGAATAAATATAAGATAGGAGAAAATATAGAAAGTATAATAATAGAAGGATATATAATAGAAAAAATAAATAAAGAGGAGATAGAAAGATTAATGAATACAATAGAAATAATAAGTGAATGTGAAAAATTAGACGAAATGATGAATTGTGGATGTGGGGATGGTGTGGATTATGATAAAATAATAGAAATATATGATAATAAAAACATAAATAAAGAATATATGAAATATGTATCAAAAGAGAGACAAGGATATGAAGAATGGTGTGAAAGAATGATAGGAGATATAAGAAGTGGATGGATAAGATAAATAGAAAAAAGTGATTTTTAAATATTTTTATATAATATGAATAATAAGTATATAAAAATAAGATTTATAAAAGATGTAAAAATTGATATTTTAATTATATAATATATCAATATATACAAATATGACATATATTAACAATCAATATATAAAATTAGATATACCATTAGAAGAGATAGCGAAAATAGAGATAAAAACAGATGAAAATAATAAATTAATAGAAGATTTAGAAATAGAGGATTATCCAAATGTGGTGATAGCAAGTGGAGAAAAAGTGGAATATGATAATATATTTGGTGGAGTGAAAATATTAATAACGGATGAAACAGCATTAAAAAAGAATGAATATAAAATACCGGAATATATAGAGAAGATAATAGTATATGGTTATGTATATGAGAATAATAATAGAGGAATAGAAAGAATAAAGGAAGGATTAAAAAATGGAATGGAATTAATAAAAGCAATTGAAATAAAAAATAAAAAATTAGCATTAGATATATTAGAAAGGGAAGAAATAAATGTAAATCATGTGAATGAAGATGGAGAAACAGCATTAGTATATGCTTGTTATTATGAAATGGATAGAGTAGCATTAAAACTATTAGAAAGAGAAGAAATAAATATAAATCAAGTAAATAAAGATGGATGTTCAGCATTAATATATGCTTGTGGAAATAATATGGAATCAGTTGTGTTAAAATTATTAGAAAGAGAAAATATTAATATAAATCATGTAAATAAAAATACAGAAGATACAGCATTAACATATGCTTGTTTTAATAAAATGGAAACAGTAGCATTAAAACTATTAGAAAGAGAAGAAATAAATATAAATCAGAAAGATTATTTAAAGAAAACAGCATTAGATTATGCGATTG